GTGTTGATGTCGGCAAGGATCTGGTCGTCGGTAAGCTGTGAGTTGAGTCTTCCGGCAAGATCCCCGGTCTGGAAGATCCTGTCGGATGCCAAAGCCTCAAGCCCTCCGGCAACCTGTCTGGCCCTGGCCAAAGGCTGACCAACACCACGGGCAATGTCGGCAAGGCCGAACCTGGTCAGCGATTCTTCAAGACGAGGAGCCGATTGGTTGGCCGTGTTGATGTAGCGGGTAAGGGTATCTTCTTCGGTGGTCAGCCTGCTTCTGGCGGCCTCAATCTCCTTGTTTTTAAGCTTGATCTTGTTCCCATCCTTGTCCAAACCCAGCGAGCGCAATCTTTGAGTCTCGACAAGCTCACGCTGGTTATTGATGGAATTGATGGAATCGACAACGTCATTGATGTTGGCGATGATCTGTTTGGCATTTTCGCTTAGGTCTGGCGTGTCGTAATCCCTGACCTGACGGGCAAGCAATTCGAGGGTCTTTAGGTCGGCCTTGTTTACATTTTCCGCTCCGAGCGTCTGCACGCTTCGGACGGCATTGGTGTAATTGGAGATTGCCTGGGTGAAGCTTTGCGGTTCAAGGGCGGAAAACTGGGAAAGCTTGGGTTGCTCGAATTCGTATTTCTTCCTGGCTGCCTCGACATTAACCACACCCTTCTTGTCGGTGTAAATTGTCGGGTTCAGGCCATAAACATTCTTGACCAATGCCGCATCGAGATCGTTTAGGGTTTCGTAGTCCGTGGCATTGGCAAGGCCAAGCTGGGTATATTGCGCCTGCCTGTCCAGAATCTCCTGGTCAAGCGTGCGTTGCCTTCCGCCGCCCCTTGCCGGTTGGGTCGGGGCTGGATTGGTCGGTTGCGTCGGTCTGGGTGTTTCGGCCATTTTAGGTCAGACCAACTCTGGGAAGCCCGGTAAGATAGTCAACCTCCGGCAATCCCGCGTTTTGGGCAACATTCGCCGGAACCGCACCCATCGGGTTTTGTCCGTAAAGGCGGGCAAACTGCTGGGCGGCCTGCTGACCCAACGCACGCTGGGTTGCAAACGCTTCTGGTGACATTTCAAATTGACGGCGCATAGCCTCAACGGAGCGTTGCGGACCTAGCTCGCGCTCAACCTGCAACTGGGCTTGGGCGGAACGCTGTAAATCCAGGGCCGACATCTGGCGTTCAAGTTCGCGCTGGCGCGGGCCATACTTCTCACGAAGGCGTTGTTCCAAGGCCGCAACGTCGGGTTGCTTCTGGATGTAGGTTTCCAGGGACGAGCGATAAAACAGGTCATTTGCCCTTGCCGCTTCAAGCGGATTGGGAGGAGGGGGAGGTGCCGGGACCGATGGACTGCCCATGTTAAGCCAGAGCCTTTCTCATAAAATTGTAGTAATCGTACTCCTTGTAAACGCCGTTGCGTTTGAATGTGATCCTCCTGCGCGGACCAAAACGATCCCAAAGGATCGACAGCAGGCATTTCAGAGCCTTGCGACTCAAGGTGTTACTTCTACCATCAAGAGAGGTCACAGTCAAGTCAACGAAGACGGTATCACCATCCTCTGTATGCTCATAATGTTCAGGCTCTTGTCCAAGTCCAAGACACCTGGCAACAGCCACTCCAGCCACCTTATCCCCATCCTTGGCAACCCCCACCAGCCCACGGTCGGCGTGCCAGCCATACCATTGCCGAAAAGTCGGCCAGGTTGACTCAGGCACCCCGGAAGCCTCGATAAACTCAACAGCCGTCACAGGCTCTTTTCAACCTCGATGGTGTCGGGATTGGCTGCGGCGACAATCTGCCTGATCGCCATCTTGTTGCTTGCGCTTTCAATCTTGATGTTCAACAACCTCCATTTTTGGTAGGCCCGAAGGTCGCTGGCAATCCTTTTCTTCAGCGATGACGGCAGGGTGGCCGGAAGCACAAAGGGAAGGGTCAGGACTGAACTGGATATGTTCAGGTTCGGTTGCACGTCAATGTCCCCAAGATCGCTGTCCCGCTGGATGGCTATGGTGACGTCGGTGGCATAGGAATCGTCAAACATCACCTCAAAGTGGCTGCCGTGTTTTTCAGAGAACGGATCGCCAAATGTCATGTCCTTTGTCCTGACGCTTGAAATATAATCCACACCGCCGTCCTGGTAGTCAGCCGAGGACGCCTGTGCTGGCGTCTTGTAGCCGCTGTATTTCTGGATCTGGCCGGTGGTTGATTTCTTCATCAACCTTGCCCCTTCGCTGGCAAAATTGGTGGTGGCAAACTGCATCACGTTAGGCGTCCAGGTTCCCTCAAACGCCTGCAATATCGTGTTGTAAACAATGATGGTGTCGTTGAAATCGTTGGAGCCGGTCGGGACGGCAAGAAAGTAACGGTTGTCATAGAATGCCGCCGCGCTGATCCCGATTTCAGCCGTGTTGATCTCCTGTATGACATCCTTGATGACCTCGGAAATTGGCAACCCAACCGATGTGAAGTCATCCGATGCCGACCTGACAAGCGACCTGATGCCGTCATCCGACAGGAAAAATATGTCCGAATTGACCTGAACTGCCGAGGCCGATGCAACGCACCCAACCGTGTTGGAGATAAGCTGGATGACCCAATCCGCAGCCGTGGTCATGTCGGGCGGAATTGTCACCTGGAATATGCGCCGTTTCTTGAACACAATGATCCTATTCTCGTAATACGGGACGATTGCGGTTATCTCGTCCCCGTCATCGGCATTGATGACCGCGCTGTTGGACGCATCCCATACCGACGGATCAAGGATGTCCGAGCAGTACAATGTGTTTTTGTATTGTCCAGATCCTGCCGCAAAAAGCCTGTTGTTTGCATTGATTAAAAGCCTCAAGTTCGACGGGGGCGGGCTTACCGTTGCCGTGGCGGTGGCACCCGATCCGTTGCCTATGATCGTGACCTCTGGGGTTCCGCCATACCCGGAGCCACCGTCAACAACCACCACCCCGGTAACCGCACCACCTGCAACCGTGGTCACAAGCGTGGGCAGTTCGCCACCCCAGCTTGGCCCCGTGATGGTTGCCGTTGCGGATGTATATCCAGTTCCCCCGCTGGTCACGATGATTGCCCTAACCTTTCCGCCCTGCCTTGTGGCAACATCACCGTCATAATAATACAGCGGCCCGTCGGCGTCGGCCATGTACATCTTGTTATTGAACTGGGCCATGCTGACGCTTATGTCAAAATTGGTCGAAAATCCGTCGGCATATTTTATTGTCTCATTTTGCCATGTTGATGTCGTTGCGCCCCATGTCTGTTCCTCCGGGTGAAGATAGGCAGACCCGTTGGAATTGATGTCGTAAAGCCGACCCTGCGTAACCGTCACCAGGCGTTGTTTGTCATCGTCGGCTGGAGAAAAAAACCGCATCCCACCGATAGAACCTTCCTGGCTGGTTGCGGTTGTGTTGAAGTTGACAAGCCCGCGCCTTGTTTCAAGGCTCCCCTTGGGCGAAAGGGTCATGTTAATCAATTCCTGAACCTGATTCTCTGCCAGAAGATCGGACTGCAATCCACTGGCCTGACCCCCGGCGAAGCTTCGGATTCCGTCAAACGCCAGAAGGTCGTCAAGATTGTCGGAGTAGTACACGACCTATGACTCCAGTTTAAGCCGCAGTGATTTCTTCGATGGAAAGATCACCCAACCCAATCGGGGTGATTTGCTTGATCCCGCCAACCTGCGATAGCTCGTAATTCGCCATCGCGGCAAGGTCTGCATTGGCTGTCTGCACAACCGCCTGGGCCTTGGCATATTGCCTCTCCCGCTCAAGGGCATCGGCATGGGTAAGAGCCAGAACGACGTGATGGACGTGGGGCAGGCGAAGCTCATCATCCAAAGCCTGCGTGCTTGGTGGAAAATCAACGATGATGTTGGTGCGGGTCAAACATTTCAACTTCTCAACAACACGGAGCGGTTCGGTTCCAGCCGTTTCAAGGCGAGGATACAAATCCATCTGCGCCACGCCGGATGTGTTGCGCCCGGTGAAATGATAAACCTGCGGATCGCCCGTGCGGGTGTCTGAAAGAAGATCGGCGTCCTGACTTACGATGGTGGCAAGATCAATCGGAGTTACCTCATTGTTGTCATAGGCCACCGAAAGCGGTGTTTCCACATTGGAGCCAAGCGTAATGGTGCGGCTGGTTCCCACGGAATAGGTTGAAGAAGTTACGGTTTCGCGCCACGGGGCGAAGTTCCACACCCGACGGTAATTCAGGCTTGCGGCCTTTTGCAGGAATGTGAGGGTTTCGGAATCGGTCTTGCCGATCTTTTCCCCGGCGTATTGGGCAATCTCGGAGAGGGTCATGGCCTACTCCGCATAGGGGAATCTATTGCGGATCTCCTCAACCTTGGCGTTCCATTCCGCCATCGTGGCTTCGCCACGCTGTGCCTTGAAAAAGAGAGGATCTGCTTCGGCCCTGTACAGGCTTTGCCTTCCAAGCTCTGCTTCTTTGCGGGCTTTGATTCTATTGGCTTCGGGTTCAAAAGAAGAAACCCTTGCCGGATCAATTTCAATTTTATTTCCGCTGGCATCAAAAACACCTGCGCCATCGTCAACCATGACGGCATTTGGATATGCCAAATAAATCGCTTCGTGGTTCATCAAGCCGCCACCTCCATGCAGATAATTGAGGACGCACACCTTGCCCTACCGTCAACATTCGTGTCGGTCGCAGACCTATTTAGAAATGCAGACCCAGAGGTCACATACCATTGAATCTTGTAGGTTGTCTGTGAAGTTGTTGCCGGTGAGTCGATAAATGAAAGATTGATGCTGGCCGTCTCCCTTTGAGATGTTGCAGCAGTAATAAATGATGCCCCTGCTGGCGTTCTGTTTCCAGCTACATCTCCAATATAAATATCTGTCGATCCCCTAACAATCTTCAAATAGGTGGGATTAGCTAGATCACTTGTTGATGCGTTTATGTTTGCATTTATAAAAACACGGCTTGATGTAGCCGAAGGTGTTATGTTGACAGACAGTCCGGCAATATCTGCCCAGGCGTTGTTTGCATACGAAGCCGTATCTGTCTTTGTGGCTTGGACGGCCTGCAAGATTTTCCCGGTTACAATGGAGTTTGTTGAAACCGATGTAATCCTGCCTTTTGCATCGACGACAATGGTTGGTATTGCCGTTGATGTTCCATAAGTTCCAGCGGTAACTCCGCTTGCTCCAAGAGTTCCAGTACCCTGACTAATTGTAAAATCACCGGCCAGAGTTGTAGAAAGCCTTGTGATTGTCCCGGTGGATGCTGTAAGCGTCTGGATGGTTCCGTTGGTTGAATTTAATGTTCCAGAATAAGTCCCGCCAGTAAGGTTTGACGCAAGCGTGCTTGAGGTAAGTGTCTGCACGGTTCCGTTGGTGATATTGGCCGCCGTGGATGTGGTTGTGCCAGCCGTCAATGTCGGGATTGTCGCGCTGGTGATTGTGGCCGCAGTACCCGTGGTGGTTCCAAGAGTGGCGTTGTTTGAAACAAGCGTTGTTACGGTGCCTGTGGTGATGGTGGCATTGGTCGAAACCGTCCTATTCCCGGTTGCCGTACCATAGGAAAGATTGTTGGAAAATTGTGCGCTTGTGTAGGTTCCTGCGGTTAGGGCATCGTCAAGCAATCTTCCAACCGTAACAGCCCTGGGCGCATCCGATGCCGTAAGGTCAGCATCCGCAATAAGAAGCTTATCCCCGGTTCCAACGCTGGACATAACGGTTTGGTCGGTGATAATCGCCTGATATATATCAAGACCATCCACAAGGTTGTGCAGGCCGGAAGCCGTAACGGTTCCGTTGGTGGCGAAGGTCTGGGAACGATTGAATTTGATGGCCATATTACGGTACGAACCTCAATGCCGTCATGTGCAATACGCCCGCTGGGACGGTTCCTGCGGTGGTTGTAGGATTGGTGATGGAATACCTGACCACGTTGGAGGCGACGGGATGGAAGCCAATAATAAGCCCAGAAGATCCAGTGGCAGAACCAAGTGAATTAAGGGAACCAATAACAATGTCATTTATTGCTACTCCTGTCAGGGCCACGGTTCCATTGGTCGTACCAGCCGCATTATAGGCCGCCACGGTTGACAGCGTGAACGCCGCAGTCCCGTAAATCATGTTGGTGATGCTTGGGCCGGTTGCGCCAATCTCAAGAGTTCCAACGGTTGCCGTGGTGGTAATGGATGCTCCACCTGTTACTGAAAGAGTTCCAAGGGTTGCAATGTTCCCGCTGATTGTTCCGAGCGTGTTTGTCCCAGTGGAAGCCGTAATTGTGGAACCAAAAGTTGTTGCGCCCAAAATGGTTGGGATTGTTGCCGTGCTGATGGTTGCCGTGCTGACGGAAAGCGTTCCAATTGTGGCTGTCCCAGTGGATGCCGTAAGATTTGAGCCAAATGTAATTGCTCCAAGTTGTAGCGGAATAGTGGCGGTGCTGATCGTTGCCGTACTGATCGTAGCCGTGCTGATCGTGGCTGTGCTTACGGTCGCCGTGCTGGCGGACAAAGTTCCGATGGTGGCCGTGCCTGTCGAGGCGGTTAGGCTGGTGCCGAAGGTCACCGGGCCGGTTAGCGTTGTATTGCTTGAAACCGTGAATGAGCCGGTGCTGCTTACGCCGGATGTTGACAAAGACAGGGCTGAAGATGTGTCATCGCCGTCAGTAATTACTTGCAGATTGCCGTCAATCCCGCCTGTGCCAAAAGTCTTTAGCAACTGCGGGTAACTGATCGAAATAATCTGTGTGCCTAAAGTGGGCATTTAACCTCCTGAAAAGCGGGACTTGAGGGCATCCCAAGCCAGACTGACTATAGCACCAAGACCGCCCGCCACAAGCAGCACCTTGGTCTTAAGATGCTCCAGGGCGGTGACCCGGTTGGCAAGATCTCCAAAGGAGGAAAGGCTCTTTTCCAGCATACCCATGAGGGTCAACTGGCGCTCTTCGATCCTGGCCAGCCTCTCCGAGTTGAGGGCCAGCCTGTCCCGAATATCGCTGATTTCGTCATTACTCACGACCTCTTCCTTCCAGATACTTTAGAGCCACAGCCAGATGCACAACGGCTTCGGTCACTTCGTCCCGGTTGCGCCCTTCCTCGACAATCCGCTTGATCGAGCGGTTGACACTGAGGAGGTGCTTCACCTTCCCGATGTACTTCGTCTCCTTGGCCATCAGGTTGTTTTCCGATGCAAACTTGAGTGCCTCTTGAAAACAG